CCCCTAACTATTTATTACCATGATAAAGCTTAAAAATTTACTTCCGGAATGTAATGAATGTGGACGTGATTGGAATCACGGACATGATCATGAAGCCGGTATGGCTAAGAACGAGTTAAGAGATATGATCTCTAATGCCTCCAAGATCGATCAAATGATCGGTGAAGGAGATAACCTACCGGGATGGGTTTCTGCTTACATATCTCTTGCAGCAGACTATATGCATTCAGTAGCCGAGTATCTAGCAGGTGAATCTAGTCGCATGGAACAACCAGGTCCAGGGTATGGATTAGAAGAAAAGAAAGCACAGAGTAGAGCTCAACAAGCAGCTATTGCGATTTCATTGCAAAAAGCAGGTAAGAAGCCTAAATAATATTAAATGAACCTCGATAAACTAAAAGGACACGTTCCCGACACTGTAATAGCCCAAATTCCTGAAGTAGGAGTTAAGTTTGCTATTAATACTCCTTTACGTCTTGCACATTTTCTTTCTCAGTGCGGACACGAGAGCGGTAATTTTAGAGTAGTAAATGAAAATTTAAACTATAGAGCTAAAGGCTTACGTTCTATATTTAAAAAATATTTTACCGATGACGCTACCGCTCTCCTCTATGAACGCAAACCAGAAAAAATCGCCAACTTAGTATACGCTAGTAGAATGGGAAATGGAGATAAAGCAAGCGGAGACGGATATAAATTTCGTGGACGCGGATACATTCAATTGACTGGTAAAGATAACTATACAGCATTTGGTAAAGCAATCGGTGTTGATATTTTAGCTAATCCTGATCTAGTTGCAACAAAGTATCCGTTATTATCTGCAGCCTGGTATTGGAATAGCCGTAAGCTAAATGCTGTAGCCGATCAAGGTGCAACTGATGCAGTAGTAACTAAAGCAACCAAACTTGTTAACGGAGGTACCATTGGCCTTGATGATCGTATAAAACATTTTAAAGAGTTTCATCATTTACTATCTTAAAAAAAACAATGAAAAAAAATTTAATCAACGAAGTACGTCAACTGCAGAAGATTGCTGGTATTTTGAAAGAAGACTATCAGAAGCCTTCCGAAGAACATGTAAGAAAGTATTGGGAGACGATGATAGAAGTACAGCCGGAAACAGTACTTAACGTTCTTGCTGATTTGACTACCGGTAGAATGACTATTGATAGTTTTATTGAAAATACAATGGGTGATGTATTCGATTCCTACCGGGATGATCTTTATAGCAATATAGACTGAATAAAAAAAATGAAAAAGAAAACACAACTAAACGAAGTACGTCAACTGCAAAAGATTGCAGGTATTTTGAAAGAGTATTTTGAAACAGATCCTGAATCAGTACAAGAGGCTTTTCAAAAAGCCGGTATTGATATGAACACGCCTGTAGTCGTTGTTGAAACGTCAGGCCACTATGCTGACGAGCCTCGCAGAGCTAATCCTACAGAATTAGTAAATAAGCTACAAAAAATAAAAGATACTCAACAAGAAGAAGGTGTCCACTTTGACTACGAGACTGCAGTTGCATATCCTGCTCAAGAATATGGACTTGAAGGTATGGAAGCTAAATTATCAATGGGAGTAAGCGATGCCTACGAATTCGTTATATTTCAATAATAATATGACAAATAGAGAAATTATAAGAAGATTAATACTTAACGAAGTAGAGAGGATGGAACCAAAAGTTCAATCTTTTGAAGATAATCCTATTGACTTTATTTTACAGAAGTATCCCACACTTCGTAAGACCTTAGAAATGCTAATGTCCTCTGCCTATAAGGACTACATTACAGGCATTTATATTATAGCACCAAAACCTACTACATTCAAAATTGTTCTTCATAATGGACAGAGCTTTATGCTTACATTCCTGGGTAAGGTCTACGAGGCTACAGTAGCAGGAAAGAAGTTTTACCTACAGACAATTGGTGAAAGAGAAAGGGCCACGAATGCAATTGCACGTATTTTAGCCGTTGGTAATCCTATTGAGACTAAGGGTCCTGAAGGAGAAGAACAGGTAGCTGGTGAACCTAAAGTAGAAGAAGAAGAAACACCCCCAGCTGAAGCTGAAGCTGAAGAAACAGAAGCTTAATATAAAGCCCGGTTAAAAAAGCCGGGTTTTTTGTTGTTAGTTTAAAACTTGTTTCTTATACTATAAGAAAATCATATATGAAAACACGAATTATTACTAGGACAATAAATACAGTTTGTGGTAAAACTATAAGCTATCTTGAATCTGAAGGCCAAGCTAATAAAATGCATTCCGTCGATGGTCCTGCATTAGTTTTTCCTGATACTGATAATAAAGCTCCCGAGTATTACCTGTACGGCATTAAATATTCTAAAGCTGAATGGAAAGAAAAGCTTACAAAAAAGAAGACTATAACACCTGCAGATATATCTTTTGATTCACAGTTATAATCTATTTATTAATAAACGTTACCATGGTATTTAATATACAAAAATTCTTGGTAAAGAATAAATTAACTAAAAGATCTCGTCTTAACGAAGATGCCGAGACTAAGACTGATGCCGAAAAAGTAGCTATGGGTGCTGAAGAAGGAGATGAAGAAATGTTTGATCCAGATAGCAATCATCCTTACAGGCAGGAAAAAGTAAGTAGTTTTACAGGCTCTGAAATACCTTGGCCACAAAGAGACCCTCTTGACAGTACTAGAAAAGATGTAGATGATGGTCCGTCTGCAACTGATGCTAATAAAATCGATAGAGCTACTAGTAGCTTACATAAAAAAGAACTTAAGTTAAAATCTCTAGAAGATATAAAAGATAAACTAATAATGCAATATAAGAGCGGACAGTTAAAATTAGATCAATATAAAGCTGCTATTGGTAATATACCTAACCAAATTAAAAAATTGAGATTTGATATCGAGAGACAATTAGATCCGGTTATTGGTGATAGTGACGAAGACGATATCTAAAAGTACATATGAGTCAACGAGCAGCAATTAGCGATGCTATAAGACAGGAACTTATAAGATGTAAGCAAGATCCTGTATACTTCATGAAGAAGTATTATACTATTCAGCATCCTACTAGGGGTAGAATGATTTTTAACCTTTATCCTTTCCAAGAAAAAGTACTGAGATTATTTCAAAGACATGATTATACAATCATTAACAAGTCCAGACAGTTAGGTATTTCAACTCTAACCTCTGCTTTTTCATTATGGATGATGTTATTTGAGCAAGATAAAAACGTTCTTGTTTTAGCAACTACGCAAGCTACAGCAAAAAACATGGTTACAAAAGTAAGATTTGCTTACGATAATCTTCCTACCTGGATGCAAATGCCGGTGCTTGAACATAACCGTTTGAGTTTGCGTTTAAAAAACGGATCTCAAATTAAAGCCGTTTCAGCTGCTACAGATAGCGCACGTTCTGAAGCAGTATCATTACTTATAATCGATGAAGCAGCATTTATAGATAGAATTGAAGACATTTTTACAGCAGCACAACAGACACTTGCTACCGGTGGCCGGTGTTTAGCACTATCTACGCCAAACGGTGTTGGTAACTGGTTTCATAAAGAGTTTTCTCGTGCACAAAACGGCGAAAATAAATTTACACCCATCGCTCTCCCATGGACCGTACACCCGGAAAGAAATCAAGAATGGCGCGATGAACAAGAAGCAACTCTCGGTAAAAGAAATGCAGCTCAAGAGTGCGATTGTGACTTTACAACCTCGGGTAATACATTCCTTGAACCTGAAACTTTAAACTGGTATCAATTAAATACGGTAAGGGAGCCACTTGAAAGGCGAGACATGAACCAATCGTACTGGCTATGGGATTATCCTAATTCGATGGCTACTTACATGGTAGTAGCTGACGTAGCACGTGGTGATGGATTAGACTATTCAGCATTTCATGTTATAGAAACTGATACTATGACCCAGGTAGCTGAATTTAAAGACCAGTTAAGTACTAAAGACTTTGCTCGTAAGTTAGTTTCTGTTGCTATCGAATGGAATAATGCAATGCTTGTAGTAGAAAATGCTAATATTGGATGGGACGTTGTAACTACTATTGATGAAATGGGATATCCTAATCTTTATCATGCGCCGAAATCAGAAATAATAGGTACACAAATTGAACTCTATGTTGAGAAATTTGATAGAGGTGACGGAATGGTACCTGGTTTCAGTATGAATCAAAGAACTAGACCTCTTGTACTTGAAAAAGCAAGATCCTTTGTCGAAGAAAAAAGTATAGTTATAAGATCCCAGAGACTGCTTGATGAATGGCGAGTATTTATTTGGAAAAACGGTAAAGCGCAGGCCTTGCAAGGTTATAACGATGACTTGGTAATGTCTTTCGGTATAGGCTTATTTCTTCGTGATACAGCAATACGTTTCCGTCAAACAGCTATGGATCTGGCCTATGCAAGTCTTAACAGCTATACAAGAACTCAATCAGGCTTTCAAATTTATACTCAAAATAACGGTTCAAAACAACAGAATCCATGGCAAATGACCGTCAACGGTCAACAAGAAGATATCGGGTGGCTTATAAGATAAAGATATTTATTAGATATGGCAGATCAACAACCACAAAGGAACCTTTTTTCAACACTTAAACGCTTGTTTTCCACTGATGTTATCATCAGAAACGACGGCGGTACTCTCAAGACAGTCGATATCGATCAGATCCAGGTCGATGGCGTACTTCAAACTAATGCATTAGTAGATCGATTCAATCGTATCTATACTACCTCTACCTCTTACGGTGTAAACTTAAACCTTTCGCAGAATTATCAAAGCGCCAGGGTACAGATTTACGCCGATTATGAAGCAATGGATACTGATCCTATTATTGCCTCAGCTTTAGATATTATCTCTGACGAGTGTACTCTTAAAAACTCTCAAGGAGATGTAATTCAAATACGTTCATCAGATGAAAACATTCAAAAGATACTCTATAGCCTTTTCTATGATATACTAAACATTGAGTTTAATCTATGGTTCTGGATTAGAAATATGTGTAAGTATGGTGATTTTTTTCTAAAGTTAGAAGTTGCCGAAAAGTACGGAGTTTATAATGTAATTCCATTTTCCGCTTATAATATTGTACGTCTTGAAGGTACAAATCCTTCTAATCCTTCTGAAGTAATTTTTAAATATGACCCTACTGCTGCATTAGGAGCTACTGCAGGATATTCTACATCATATCAGAATACTGATTTAGGTATAACGTTTTATAATTACGAAATGGCTCACCTTAGATTGATTGGTGATGTAAACTATCTACCTTACGGTCGCTCTTACCTAGAGCCAGGACGTAGATTATATAAACAATATATTTTAATGGAAGATGCGATGATGATTCATCGTCTTACTCGTGCTCCTCAACGCCGTATTTTTTACGTAAATGTTGGAGCTATACCTCCAAACGAGGTTGAAAATTATATGCAGCGTATGATTAATAAGATGAAAAAAACTCCTCTTGTTGATCAAAAAACAGGACAGTATAATTTGAACTATAACGTTCAAAACATGCTCGAAGATTTCTTTATACCTGTACGCGGTAACGACTCCTCTACACGTATTGATAATGCACCACCTCTGGAGTATAACGGTATTGAAGATATTAATTACTTACTTAACAAATTATTTGCAGCTCTTAAAATACCTAAAGCATTCCTTGGATATGAAAAAGATTTAACAGGTAAAGCAACATTGGCTGCTGAAGATATTCGCTTTGCACGTACTATTGAAAGAATCCAGCGTATTGTTCTTTCAGAATTGACAAAGATAGCATTAGTACATCTTTACGCACATGGATACGACGATGAGTCGCTGACTAATTTTGAATTAAGTCTTACTACTCCTTCAATTATCTACGAGCAAGAAAGAATTGCCTTGATGAAAGAAAAAATGGATCTAGCCAGTCAAATGATGGAGACTAGTTTTTTACCTACTGACTGGATATACGACAAATTATTTCACTTCTCTGAAGAGGAGTTTGATGAATATCGTGATTTAATAGTAGAAGATAAAAAAAGAATGTTCCGTATTAAGCAGATTCAAGAAGAAGGCAATGATCCTGCTGAAAGCGGCCAGGCTTACGGTACACCACATCAAATCGCTTCAATGTATGGCGGATACGGTACTGCACCGCTTTCAGGTCAGAACGTCCCGCAAGGTTATGATGAAACTAACCCTAGCGAACCTGTTAAATTACCCGGACGCCCTGCAAATAAAGTATCTCTTATAAATACTTCAGAAGATCCACTAGGCAGAGACAGAATGGGGGTATACGATCTCAAATCTAAATCGATCTCCGGCGAAGATGGATTAAAAGCTAAATTTACAGGCGGAAGCCCTCTTTCACTTAGAGAGGGTAAAAATACAACCGTAGCTACTTATCTAACCAATAAAGCTGCATTTGAATCTTTTAAGAAGAACAAGAGAGTTAACATATATGAAAATGATAAAAAAAGCGAATTGCTTGATGAATCACGTATTAGACCTGATTCAGATTTAATCTGATACGTCGATATTTATTAGTAAGCTAACTAGCGATGATTAAACATAGCAAATACAAAAATACAGGGATTTTATTTGAGCTTTTAGTACGTCAATCTACTTCAGATTTAATGTCTAATAAAGATCCAAAAGCTGTTAAGATTTTTAAGAAATACTTCACAGGCACAGAGTTAGGTAAAGAGTATAACCTTTATAATTCTGTTGCTAGTGCACCAAAACTTTCTGAATCTAAAGCTGAAATACTAATTAATACTATAGTTGAGCAAGCAAAAAAGCTTGATAGAGTTAAATTAGATAAAGAAAAGTATAATCTCATTAAAGAAGTAAAGAAACATTACGATTTAGATGATTTTTTTAAAGCCAAAATAAATAATTATAAGATTTATGCTTCAGTATATACTCTTATTGAAAATCAACTTACCAAAAAGTTCTCAGATACTAAGCAGCTTGTAACAAATAAGCTTACTCTCCTTGAGTACATTACTAAAGAGTCTTTAACTGAGAGAAAAGTAGCTTCTAAGGTAGTTGAAGCGTTTATGAGAGAGGATAAAGAAATTAGAATCCTTGCCTATAAGATACTAGTTGAGAAGTTTAATGAAAAATACGCTAGTCTTTCTCTAGAACAAAAAGATTTACTCAAAGAATATATTAATAACGTCTCTGATACTAAGAGACTAAGAACCTATCTCAATATTAAACTACTCGAAGTCAAAACCGAGCTCGTAGGCTTAAAGTCTAACGTCGGAGATAAGGTTCTTAAAATAAAACTGAATGAAGTTTTAAATTTTATTAAGCCCCTTGGTCCAAATGATTCAATCAAGGACGAGGTTTTGATCGGCTTAATGCAGTACTATGAATTGATCAGTGAGCTCAAAGCCATCAAATAATGAATAATCAATTTGCTACGCAATTCTTATTAGAAGATTTAAAAGATCTGCCTGACGAAGATCTACCTTTCGATGAGAAGTTTATTGAGGCGATGATCGAAAAAGCTATGTCTTTTGGTTTAACTCGAATCGAAGCAGTAGCAATGGTTAGAGAGATTATCAAGGGATTTAAGCTAGATGAAGATGGAGGAGCAGCAGCACCTGCAGGAGGTGGGGGTAGTACAACAGGCGGTGGAGTAACTAACGGAGCAACAGTCAGCGGCGGACCTGAAGGAGAACAATACTTTGCCGGTACGCGAAAGAAAAAGATCAAAGAAGATGCACCGCGTCTTGCCGGATCACCTGCTAGGACTACTTCACAGGGTGCTAAAAACCTAAGTGCATATAGTAGCGTTGGTTTTACTAAGGCACCAAGTGCTCAAGAGGCCGGAAAAAAGATAAAGGGCGTACAGGTTAAGATGCTTTGGAAAGAAGGTCAGACTCCTGCCTGGGATGAAGTAAAAGAGTTTGTATTAAAGCTAGCAAAGCATTACGGATACGGAAACGATTATGTAGATTATATGAAAGGCTGTCACCAACAAGGTCTAATTGTTAAACCACAGGATTTAGAGACTTGTACTGCAGGATACGGTGAGGCTCTAAGAGAGTACATAAACGAATCTCGTGCATATTCACAGTTTAAAAAGCAAACTGCCATTCGTCCTAAGGATCAGCAGATGCACGAGGCGGTAAAAATCATTCATAAGAAATTAGAAGAAGTATCCAGGCTTGTAGAATTCGCTCAGCAAATGAGAAATGAATTAACTGAAGGTGAAAACGCTCTTGAATATAAGCATAACACTAAAAAGATTTTTGAAAAAATTAATTCGAAAGTAGTAGAAGTATATACAAAAACTAGAGATTTAAAATAAGGTATATGGCAAAAGGAAAAGGCGGTAGTGAATTAAGAAAGATCAGTTTTGGCAAAAGAAAAGCAGGTTCTGCTCAGAAAAGTTTTAACAAACACAGTCCGCGGCCTAAAAAATATCGCGGGCAAGGAAGAAAACCTTAAGCATTATGAGTACTAAAAAATTTCTTGGTGAAATCAACCGGCTGAAAAAAATTGCCGGACTGTTAAAAGAAGAGCTTGATCTATCTGATACACCAGAATTTATCAAGAAAAGCGATCTACATACAGGTAAGATCACAAACGTTACTTTTGACGGAATAGATCATAACGACTACCCTGATTACGTTGATGCATATGTTGTTAGCGCGGATATAGACGGCAGACCAATGACTGAGGAAGAAATAGATGAGTTAAACGGTGATTCTGATCTAGTATACGATTTGCTTATGGATTACTTATACTGAGTCATAACTATTTATTATTATGAAAAATATTCAAGCTCAATACCAAGACCTGTTAGAGGGTAAGATGTCTAAGAGCAACTTCATGCGTAATGTACGTATGCAGTTTCCACAACATATCTCACCTACTACCTCTTTTGACGATTCCGTAAGAATCCTAAAAGGAAAGCGTATTTTATCCGAAAACAAATCTACTGAGTACAATAAGATAATTGATTTCATAAAATACGAAGTCGATTATGTTCCCGATGATATTGAAGTATATATGAAGTGGCTGGAACCTTATAGAACCATGGCTTTGAAAGCATTGCAATACAGGAAAAAGAATTTTAGTCAAATGTCAAAAGATAGGTTGCAATCTTTAGCTGAAGCTAAAAAGCCTGAAGGTGTTTACGGTCATAATCCAAACGCCGAAAACGACACCTACAGAGGTATCGATCACCTAAACTACTACCAGGTTTATCATGGCAAAA